CTATTTTTATAATTTTATGTCGGTATTTTGGTGTTATTAAAACGTAACATTTATAATATATCGTTATATAATATTAATATAATTTAATATGAGGTGATTTTAAATGATGGATATAAAGAAAATTAGAAAAGAAAAAGGATTAAGTCAGGATGATGTAGCTATAGCTTTAGGGGTTTCACAAGCTTCATATAGTTACAAAGAAGCTGGAAAAAGAAGATTTAATATAGAGGAATTAAAAGCATTAAAAAAAATATTAGAAGTGAGCTATGAAGAATTACTAGGGGATTAGAATTAGGGGGGCATAATGGAACAATATTTTATAACACTTCAAGCTTTTACACTAGAAGAATATGAAGTGTGGAAACAGTTAAATAAATACTGTAATTTTGAAACGGGGGTATCAGGATATACAGTTAATCAATTAGTAGTAGGTTCAGATAAAAGATTAGAACTTACTACCCAAAAAGTAAGAACCATTTTAAAGAAATTTGAAAAAGAGGGGTATATTCAATTTTTAACAAGTGGTTCAAAAGGTAAAGAAAGTACATTGAAAATTGTATTAAAAAATAAGTTATTTAATCAACAACAATGTAACAATTATTCAACAAATAAAAGTGAGCATTTGCAAGGCTTTGAGGGTGTTGAGCAACAACAATCCAACAACAATCTAACAACACTATCAAAGAAAAAAGAAAATAATATATATAAAGATTTATCTTTTATAGATTTAAATTCGGTAAAAGTAACAGAAAAAGATTATATTAAGTTAATTGAGTTAGCAAAAGGTGATATCGAATTAGTACATGATAAAATGTTAAGTTTAGAAATAGGAATAGTTAATAGAAATAAAAAATATTTAGAATATAAAAGCCATTATTTAGCATTAAGACAATGGATAAATAAAGAAAATAAAAAAGCACCTAGTAAAAAACAAGGTACTCAAAAAAATAATTCAGTTAATCCTAATATATGCAATACTGGGGGAAAATATACGAGAGGAGTTGAAATGTTATAGTGGATATAAAAAAAATAAGAGAAGATATACAAAATCAAATAAATTCAGAAGAAGTTAAAAATAAAATAGCTTCTGATTTAAATATAAAATTAGATAAATCAAATAAATGTTTATGCTTTAAACATAAAGAAAAAGTTCCTTCAATGAGTTTTGATAGTAAAGGTAAAACTTTTAGATGTTTTAGCTGTGGGGCTACTTATAACATAGTAGATCATTATAAAGAATATTACAACAAAGCATATATAGAAGCTATAAAATCGATTATAAACGACTTTAATATATTAACTGATAAATTATCTATTAATACAGAAAGAAAGGCTATAAAACAACCTACAAAGCACGAGAACAATATATCTAAAGCTATTAATTATATAAATAAAAGATGTATAAGTGAAACTACTATAAAATATGCAGATGTAAAAGAAGATGATAAAGGTAATATAGTATTCATCTATAAAAATGAGTTAGGGGAACATATAACAAATAAATATAGACCTAGCTATAAAATAGATAAAAATAAAAAACAGTTAAAAACTTGGTTTGAAAGTGAAACCAATATAAATACTTTATATCTTATGGATAAAGCAGATATAACAAAACCACTTGTAATATGTGAGGGTGAGTTTGATGCACTTTCATTAATTGAAGCAGGATATAAAAATGCAGTAAGTGTACCGACTGGAGCAAAGTCTACAGAATGGATCACGACAAACTGGACTTGGTTAGAGCAATTTGAGGAAATAGTTCTTTGGTACGATAATGACGAAGCAGGAAAAGAAGGAGTAAATGAAGTATTTAACCGATTACCTAATAAAACTGTAAAAATAGTATATTCTGATATATGTAATGATATAAACGAAATTTTATATAAGTATGGGAAATTAGCAGTATTAAAACAACTTGAAAAAGCTTCAATACCTTTAATCAATGGAGTTAAAAGCACTAAGCAAATATCAACTTTTAATATATATGAAGCTGAAACAATTCAACTTGGTATTAGAAAAATGGATAATAGAATAGTTGGAATACCTCTAGGATCTCTAAATGTAATTACTGGCCGTACTGGTGAAGGGAAATCAACTATTCTAAATCAATTTTTTATAGGTGAAAGTATAAAACAAGGGTATAAAGTATTTTTATTTTCAGGAGAACTTACAGAAAGCAATGCTAAAGGGTGGCTTTTAGATACTTTAGCAAATGAAGATGATCTATTAGAATTTACTAATAAAAAAGGTATTAAATATAAAAAACTTTCTAGTAATGCAGTAGAAAGAATGGATAATTATCTAGAAGATAAATTTTATTTATATACAGAAGAAGATTATTCTATAAAATCAATAATAGCTAAAATGGAAATAATGGCCAAAAGATACGGTGTAAAAGTGTTTTGTATAGATAACTTAATGGTAACTGAAAATGATGAAAAAGAAGAGCTAAGAAATCAAACTGAAATAGTAAAAATGTTAAAAAGTTTTGCTAAAAAATATAATTGTATAGTTCATTTAGTGGCACATCCTAGGAAAGCTTCTATAGGTCAAATTGGCCTTGATAAATCAGATATATCAGGATCTGCTAATATAACTAACTTAGCTGACTATGTAATGTTAGTTCAAAGAATAAAAGATGAAGAAGATTCAACAAAAGATAAACATACAACTTTTACTATAGATAAAGATAGATATATGGGTGCTAGACTAGGTATAGAATTATTATTCGATAAAGATAGAAGAAGATTTTATTGCAAAAATGGTTTAGGTGAAGAACTTCAGGTTAATTATTTAGATGAAGGATTTGAGCAAATAGGTATAGATGAATGGGATAGTATTTAGGGGGATTAGTTAATGGGAAAATCAGAGTGGGGACATGAGATAAACTTAAAATATAAATATACTAATGAAAATGCAGGTGAAATTAAAACTTATACTTTAAGCAAAGAAGAACTTGAAAAATATTTAAATAAGCCAAAAGAAGTTAAATATAAGGGGGCTAACAATGGAGAATGTAGATAGAAATAAATTATTACTAGAGTATCAGAAATTATTAAAAAGGTTAGATAGTGCTGAAAGATGGGCGATAGATAATAATTTTAATTGGGATGATGTAAAAAAGTATAAATATAAGATTTGGTTAGAGAGAGATAATATAATAAAAGAAATAGAATTTATTAGGGAAATTTTAGGACTGGAATAACAGTCCTTTTTTATTGCCAATACTTACAAGTATACTTATTTTTATTTTGGATATAATATTAATATATAAAATTAAATAAAACACATACGGGCAATTTACTGTCCGAAGGTTGAGGTATAAGGTAAAATGTGAAGGTTTAGACCAACTCACTACTTATAGCACTCGATAAATCACATAGAATTTAATTTGCAGCCAAGTTAAATTTACGTACAAGATTTATACATTAGTAATATCAATGATTACACGAGATTTTTGAAAATTTAATAAAACCACATTTAAGGTTCGCTGCAAAACAGCTAGTATACACTACTTAGAAGTATTGGTATGTCTGTACTTTAGTTTAGGGTTTTATATTAACTATGTGGTATGTAAATTCTATGCCCTCAAGTTCTTTATCATTGTCATTAAATGTTCTATATTAACTATGTGGTATGTAAATGGAGAGGATGCTATTCGTAGAAGTAGAGAGAACAAAAGTTTTATATTAACTATGTGGTATGTAAATACTAAGGAAAAGCAAATATGTAGGGCATTACAGACGAGTTTTATATTAACTATGTGGTATGTAAATTTAAGAGAGCCATTTATTGCCATTTTAACAATGGTTTGTTTTATATTAACTATGTGGTATGTAAATGATAATGATTACTTTGATATAAAAGAAGTAGTTTACAAGTTTTATATTAACTATGTGGTATGTAAATATACTTTCTACATGACCTCTCATACAATGTTTTAAAGTTTTATATTAACTATGTGGTATGTAAATATGATATTTATGATTAAGTATAAAGCTATAGATATAAGGGTTTTATATTAACTATGTGGTATGTAAATCTAAATAGGCTAAATAGTTGAGGATATAAGTTTATAGTTTTATAAATTATGTGTTTTTAAAAGGTCTTTATGGCCTTTTTTTATTGGAAAGGATTAAAATTATGATTACTGTTAGAAAATTAAAATTAACAATAGTGAACGAAAATGAAGAAGAAAGAAAGCAACAATATAAATTTATAAGAGATAGTCAATATACACAGTATCAAGCACTTAATTTAGGTATG